TTGCAGCTTGTGCACAGTTTCGGTGGCTGGGACGTAACTATGTCTCCGGTTTTTTCTCTAGTACTTCTAAGAGTAGTACTTCTAATAGGGACGGGTTTTCCGACGTCGGATAATCCGTCTTCGGCAAGTGTGGTTATCCACCGGCTTCTCACAGGTTCATCCACAGGCTCGTCGTAGACCACGTTGCAGGTCGACCACTTGCCAGTCATCGGGTCTTGCATGCGTTGGCGGACGATGTAACCGCGCTCCTCGAGCTCTTTAAGGCCGGTTCTGATCGCGTCACGACCGTCAGGGCCGACCTTTGCTAGCCGGCTTGAGCTGATCGCCCAGTTGTCAGGCTGGCTCAGGATGTAAGCCAGAATGCCTCGGGCCTTGAAACTCAGGGCATGGTTTCTCAGGATGTCGTTGTCGAGGACGGTGTAACGCTCAGGGCGCTTCGATCTGACAATCATCGATGCTCCAGGTAGGTCTGTGACAGCCGGCGTCGGATCTCTTGCTCGAGGACCAGCCATTTATCGCTCGGCGGTGCTGAGGTGAAATGCAGGGTGACCGCGCAGACGAGGATTTCTTCGCCCAGTTTCGGGTAGAACTGCATCAGTCGTTGGATTTCGTTGAGGATTTCGTCGTTGTCCATTGCTCTTTCCATTAGTTGCCCTCCAATCGGGCGCAGATGTCTTTCCAGTCTTGGGGTCGCCATAGGTACGTTTCTTGGCCGGCGTCTTCGAGGACGTTGAGCCATTGGCGTTGTCCTGGCGTGGTGCGGCCGCGTTCGTTCTTGAGCTCGACGAACAGGACGCCTTTCTCAGGGTGGGCGAGTACGAGGTCTGGGAAGCCAGCGTGGCCGGTATATGGCGTGGACCAGCGGCCTCCGGTTTGTGCTGGGCGTGGATGAAACACGAGCCAGCCGTACAGGTAGGCGGCTTCGATCACGCTTTTCTGAAAGTCAGCTTCTCTCACGAAGCATCGCCTCTTTTAGGTTGAGTTCGGCGCGGGCCTCGAGAAGCGCTTCGTTCAAGTAGTGCTTGGTGTCCAGCAACTCGTCGACTCTTGCTTTCAGCGCGTCGATTTCCATCAGCAATGCGCGAAGTTGTGCGGCCGCTTTGCCTTGGATGCTGTAGCCGTCTCCGCCGTAGGTGCGAAACTTGTGTGCTCGTTCGAGGTCTTCGATCAGATACTCGACGTCAGTCACGGGGCATCTCCTTCAATCGGTCGATTGCGACCTTGCAGGCGTCGAAGTCGACAAGGGCTTGCTCGTCGTACTCGAGGGAGCGTTCACGGCACAGCCGTTTGTAGAAACCGATCATCTTCTCGGTCGGTTCTTGGCGTTTCTTCACAGAAGCGCCTGGAAAGGCGTCTAGAACGCTCTCTACGGGTTCTGCGGTATCAGCATCGCCTGCACGGTCGAACGCGGCTTGTGCGGCCTTTGAGGGCCCTGTTTTTGCGCGTGAACCAACTCTGGCTCTAGTGACAGCCGGCATGGCGTCCTCGAACTCGCGGTCGGTGCCAACTCGAGCGGCGACTTCGTCGTTGCTGGCGATGCCCTTGTCGATTCCGAAACCGAGGTAGCCAAGGGCGCGGCCAAGCGCTGAGGTCATGCCGACCATGAGCTCGCTGTTTCGGGTGTATGGGGTTCGCCCTGGAATCGGCTCGAGGACCGATCCCAGGACGGGCCGTGTGTCGTCGGGAGTTGTGTAGACCCGCACGGTGCAATGCAGGTTTGTTTGTCCGCCGATCTCGACGATGTCGAACGGCAGTTCCTCGACGCGCAGATCGGGGTATTTGGCCAGCGCCATTTTCAGGCGTTCGTTGACTGTGACGTAACCGTCAAGGTTCATGCGTTTCCTCCGTTGCATGTGTAATCGCCGCTCATGTACCACGGCTTCCACGGACACCAGCCACGGCGGTCGGCGTCTTCGTAGATCTGTCGGGCGATCAGGAGATTGACCGCCGGATGCTGTAAGTCCTCTTTCGTGTAGCCGAGCTCGAGGACGAGCGGCGCCCAGGTGCGCCAGTTCACTTGTGTCAGTCCGTGGTCGCCGGTGTCTGACACTTGTGTCGGGTCACAGCGGGACTCGCGCCACATGACCTCGTCGAGGACGGGCAGGTCGTCGATTTCCCAGCCCATCGCTAGCGCGTGTCCGAACCATTGCTCACACTTCGCCGTTTCAATGTTGCGCTGGTATTCCGCGGCCTCTGTCGGCATTTCCAACGGGTCGCAGTTGATCGGAATGATCGCCATGACGGCGATCCATAGCAGTGTCTTCATTTTGTCCTCCAGATCGGGTCGGGGTCCGATGGGGACAGTATGCGGATTTTCCGCTCGTTAGTCAAGCCATACGAGATAGGACGCGGTGACGCGGCCGGCCTCGGGGTCGACGTAATGCAGACGCTGACTTGGGTGGCCGGTCGCGGCCATGAACTCTTTCGCGTACACATTCTCCGATTCTGGCGAACCGGTGACGTAGATCTGACCGCCGTTTGCCATTGTCAATGTCATCGGCGTGTGGAAGTGGCCCATGTAGACGTCCGAGAATGACTCGGGGATGACGCCGGTCGACCATTGGTTGCATTTGCGAAGGATGCCAAAGGCTGGCGTATTGCCACCAAATGATTTGATTTCGTCGCCATGCACCAGCAAAGCGCCGTAGTTGCCGATTGTCACGATCTGATACCAAGCCGGCGAGGTGTGCCAGGTGACGCGGTCGTCCTCGAGGCGGTCGCCGGCGATCTTGTAGGCGACGCGGTCGATGTTGTCGGCGCCTGGCATGTCGCCTTTGCGGCCAAGCCGGCCGTGGTTGCCGTATTCGCAGGTCACCGTGACATGCTCAAAGATGGCGAGCATTCGGCGCACGAAGTCTTCCATGAGGCCGGCGGTTGCGAATAGCTGCTCGAATAGGTGCGCTTCGACTTCGTACGGTTGCCCTGGGAAGATGCCTAAACCTTCGACCATGTCGCCGCCGAACATGACATGAGCTTCTTTGACTGGATGATCGGCCCGCTGGATCTCGGTCATCGTGCCGATCTTGTCAGCGAACCGGCCGATACGCCTCCGGCAGGTGTCGATGTCGTAGTCAGAGGTTTGTTTGCCGAGCTGCCAATCGGTCGCATGAATCAGCGCGACCTCAGCGTTCTTTTTGCGCGGGTCGCTCTTAGGTTTTGGAACGCTCGGAGCGCGTCCAAGTGTGACGGCCGCATCTTTCGCCGCTTGGTACACGGCCTCGACGATCGCTTCTGACTTGGCGTGCGCTTTACGGGTGGCGCGTTGCTGTCTGACGAGCGCGTCGCGGAGCTCTTGCAGCTCTACTTCTTGGTCGAAGTCATCGAGCATGAGCCCGTCGCCATTGTGCGATCGGATACTCGGAGATCTCGTATCCCCACTTTTTCAGCACCGCTTTGATGGTCGGCGTGCTGTATCCGAGATCCATGAGCGCCGCGCGGAGCGCTTCGGATCGTTCGGTGTCAAGCTCCTCGAGGATCTTCTCAATCTTCGGGGTTGGTGGCTTGGGGCGTGCGGCGTCAAAGTCGGACATGTCTGGCACAGTTGCCTCCTTGTGCTAGTTGAACAAAGCCTTCCAAGTGTTCGGGCCGACCAAACCATCCACGGTGAGATGCTGGTCGGATTGGAAGGTCTTGACGGCGCCCTCAGTCATGGGTCCGAAAATGCCGTCAACAGGGCCGACTTTGTAACCGAGCATCTTCAGCTCACGCTGGATCAACTTGACGCGCGACTTGGCGGAACTGCCGCGCTTGGTGACATGCCCTGGATAGCGAGGTCCATCGACGAAGGCCGGCTGAGTGGTCTGTGCGGGCAGACCTTCGACGATGCGTTCTGAAATTGGTGAGGCATAGCCCCAAGTGTCGGGTGTGACCTCGAGGTGCAGGTGGTCGTTGACGGCGCCTGGGGGCCGGCCGATCCAGCCGCGGCCGACTTCCCAATACCGTTTCGCCCAATAGTCATGAATGCGTTGGATGCCGAGCACTTCATGATGCTCGATCAGCCAGGGGATGACTTCGTTCTCGACGGTGTCGCGGGTTGGTGCGTTTGGATGGTTTCCGTCGCGCCGGTACGAATAGTCGTGAGCTGCGCCGAAAGCGTGCGAGCTCCAGGCGGTGCCGCCGCGGATCGGACGCCGGCCATAGCAGCCGAGATTCCACAAGCCCCAGCGGTCTTCGAGGTACTTGCGGATCTGAATGAGGTTTGGTGAGCAGGTGTCGAACGGGGCGCGTGGCGTGTCCCGTTGCCAACTGTGATATCTCAAGATTTCCGTCCGATGATCGGGGTCACTTCTTCACCTCGACGGGCCGCGATGCCGTTGCCGACTGCGTAACCCGCGATCATGCCGATCAGGCCGGTGCCGGCTGACTGGTCGACGCTGTTCGTGGCGAGCAGGATCGTGACGCAAACCAGGGCGACGAGGGCGATCATTGCTTTCGACGGGTTGGCGATGTTCATTGGTCGAATCCAATCCAAAGACAGAAGATCACGACAGCGCTCAGAACGACGGCAAGGCCGAGCGTTTTGGCGTCGTCGCTGGTGACGATCATGGGGCCGGCGGGTATGGGTGGGCGGCTTTTACGGCGGCTACGGCGTCGAGCCAGGCTTGTTCGGTGCCGTCGCCGCGTTGCCATTCGAAGAACAGCGGGTCGCTTTCGGCTTCGTAGTCGGCGCGGCGGGCGTTCTCAACGGCGGCGACCTGGTTGTCGTAGTTGACTTGGGGCCATTGAGCGTCGAGCTCGGCTTGTGACGGCTTCGGCGTGTCGGAGAGCCAAGTGAGGCCGTCGTAGGTGTCGCCGTTCAGAGTCCAGGCTGAGCCTTGATAGTTGGCGGTTAGCACAGCGGCGTAATCGGTCATGCTGACACCTCCATCACGGTAATTGTTGAGGATGAGCGGAAACGCGCTGGGTCGTTTGCGTCGCCGCTCGACCGGTTGAGGTACTGGGTGACCGTTCCAGAGGTGTTCCGAAAAGACACACCATAAGTTGTTGCAGAGGTCGTTGCGGGACTGTCGAGAGTTGTCAGGATCGAGTTAGTGACGCGGGCCGTGTCCGAGACGGTGTTCATCGAATAGCCGCCGGTGACTTGTGTCCGACTTCCGGCGCTGTCGCCGAGCGCGATCGCGGTCCCTCCGCGAGTGAGAAGCAGGAACGAGAAGAACGACAGACTCGAAGAGTGGACGACGCTAGCGACGACGTAGATTGTGGATGTCGCCGCAGTCGGCGTGATCGTAGCCGAGAGTCCGGTGATCGCCTGATCTCCGATGGTGGCGACGGCGAAGGTGTCGGTCTTGGTAGTCGACACGACCTGCAAGATCTTGCCGCCAGCAACAGCGGCCCACGAGCTGCCGTCGTAATACTGGGTGGCGTTCGTGTCCTCGAGGTAAGCCATCTGGCCTTCGGCCAACGTCTTCTCACCACTACCACCGAACGCGGCGTCACGCTCCGTCGATGACGCGAACACGGGGATGCCGGTATTGACCTGCGTCATCTGCGCCGCAGTGAGTACCTGGCCGGCAGTGAATGCCGGCACTGAGGTTTGGGCGTTTGCTCCCATAGGTGCTCCTTATCCTAGAACATTGTCGGCGTCGAGCACACCATAGACGGCATCGTCCAAGAGGAGCTCGTACACGATCGTTGTGGGGCTTGTGTAGAAACGGGCGACATGTCCGCCGACATAGTCGATGTAATGTTCCACGCCTTCAACAGCGAGTTCCTGGGCGAGTTGCGTGGTTGAGGCGCCGTTGGTGAACGATTTCTCGAT